TTTGAACCGTAATAGCGTTTAGCTGCTCGGTGGCCTGAATCTCGGTATTCTCTGCCATTGTCATTTCTCCTTAATCTAGAAAACTCTGCTTCAACTCTCTAAGTTCCTGCTCTAGCTGTTCTCGGTCGTGGCCGTTAAGCGGATGGTCGTAAGTGACTAGTACCCTTGCAACCGTATCAATCCAGTTCGCGCTTTGAACGATGCTCACATCGCTTATGAGAAAACGCTTGCTCGGATTGGTGAACCAATCGGCGTAAATCTCAGTGTCGGCACGTATGCGCCTGCGCTCCTTTCTCGCATTCAGGTGAATAGCCCAAGGCTCAGATACCTTTCGTCCTTGATATATCCACCAAGATTGCTCTTTCATGCCCCTTGCCCTCCTTTCTGGTATCGACT